TATATTGTGGTATCATGCTATTGGGTAATACCGACTTTATGGCGCTATTTTGCGCAGACCGAGATGGTTTGTGTAGGATAGTGCCTTTTTATATACCATCGAAAGGGGGCGGCACGGTTGAGCGAAATGCCGAACGAAAACCACCAAAGCACCGAAAACGTTCAGAAACATCGCCTGAACGTGTCGCGTGAGATGACGGGGCGGAAACAGATATTCACGAACGAACCTGTCATCAACGGCGGGAACGTGGTGGATGTGCTGAATAAGGCGATGCAGATTCACACGCGGAACCGCGCTGACATAAAGTACCTCGAACAATACGCGCGAGGCGTTCAACCCATCCTTGACCGGATCAAGACGGTTAATGCGGAGATCAACAACAAAATCGTTGTGAATATCGCAAACCAGATTGTGACGTTCAAGGTTGCCGAGTTCGCGGGTGAGCCGATCCAGTACAAAAGCCGTGGTAGCAACAGCGAGGACATTCTGGACAAGGTTGCAACGCTGAACGACATGATGCTGTCGGAAGAAAAGCAGACCAAGGACATTGAACTGGCGCACCACATGTTCACCTGCGGTGTTGGTTATCGGCTGGTACTGCACGACCACGGTCGGAAGGATAACGAGTACCTGGACGAGGCTCCGTTTGAAATATACATTCCAGACCCGAAGAACACGTTTGTTGTCAGACTGAACGATGTGAGCAAGCGCGTCGTGATGGGCGTGACCTATGTGTTCCTTGACGATACGGAAAGCAAGGTTCGCTACACGGTCTACACGGAAAACGCGACCTACACCATTGACGGCAGCGCGATGCGTGGCGGGAACATTGTAAACGTTGTGCATCACAACTTCGGGATGGTCAGTCTGGTTGAGTACCCTTGCAACCCGCTTCGGATGGGCGCGTTTGAAGTGGTACTGCCGCTCCTGGACGCTATCAACCTGACGCAGAGCAACCGCTTGGACGGCGTTGAGCAGTTCATCCAGGCGATTATGGTGTTTGAAGGCGTTGATATTACTCGCGAACAGTTCCTTGAACTCAAGGACTTAGGCGCGTTGAAACTTCCACCTTCCATGGATGGTCGAACCAGCCGGGTTTACTACCTGAACGAACAGCTTGACCAGACGCAGACGCAGACGCTTGTGGATGACATGTACCAGACGGTCTTGCAGATCGTTGGTATGCCGAGCCAGGGCAATGCGAACACGAGCGACAGCAGCAACAACGGCGCGGCCATCATGAAGAACGGTTGGTGGCACGCAGAGGCGCGTCGGCTTGAAACGCAGGGTATGTGGAAAAAGGCAGAGACGGAGAGCATGAAGATCGCCCTCAAAATCTGCTCTGACACAAACAAACTGACCGGGCTGAAAGTGTCCGATATGGACTTGATGTTCCTGCCGCAGCACTACGAAGACCTGCTTGTAAAGACGCAGTCGTTCAGCACGCTCCGCGCGGCCGGAATGCCAGCGATTCAGGCGTTCACTTATTCGCATTTGAGCCGCGACCCGGAAAGCGACGCGATGGTATACGATGAGTACCAGGAAGAACAAGCGGCGCTGTTGGACGCGCAGGCTGGAGTAGGCGGTACGTCTGGCGGCGCGGCAACGCTAAACGGCGGCGGGGACCTTCGGCATGGGAATATCACTGGCTCAGGTCATCCACGCAACAGTACGGGTGTCTGTCCGGTCTGCAAGCGCAGTTTCCAGAAACGAACGAACAATCAGGTTTATGACCGACCGGAATGCCGCGAAAAAGCATCCCATAGAGGTAGGGATAACGGCGGTGAAACTGAGTGAGCATATACGACGCTGCGGATAAGGCAATCCGCGCCATGAACCGCCAAAACCTGAAAGAGTTCAACAAACTGAAACTTGCGAAGTGGGATGAACTGAACGTCGTTCGGATGGTAAACAAGACCTACGATGATTCGGTTCGGATGGCAGAGCGGCGATATTACGAAATCGCTTTTGAAGCGTTCATCGTCGCCATGCTGGAAGCGAAGGTTGCTAACTGGGATGCCACCAGGATGGCAGAGGACACCATCACGAACGACTGGATTCTGGACATGCTGGAAGAAGTCGATCCAGTGACATTGTACGCTTTCCTGCCAGAAACGGAACGCAAGAAACAACGGCTGATAGAGGCGCTTGCAGTAGCGCACAACCGGAATGCCGAGATCGACAAGGCGCTACGGTATTGGACACGGCAGGTCGGTCAGTACGCCGACAACTCAGTATTCCGGGCAAGGTTGGAAGCATTCAGGCGTGCCGGGATTGAGCAAGTAATCTGGGTGACGCAAGAGGATGACCGGGTGTGTGAGGACTGCGAACCGCTGGACGGTCAGATATTCGACGTTGACAACGTTCCAGACCCACCTCATTACGGATGCAGATGCCGCCTTATTCCGGTACTTCACTAATGGTTTTCGCTGGCAACACGCCAGTTGAAATACAGCGGTAGAGAAATCGCTCAACAAAATTCGCAAACATAGCGAGAGAACGCTTAATAACGCAAAGGAGAAATGAACTATGGCAGATCAGGAAACGAACGTTGTAACCGAAACGACAGAACAGAACACCAATACCGAACAGACCGTTGAGAAAACTTCCCCTGCCGATGAGAACGCCGAAATCGCACGGTTGAAAGCGGAACTTGCGAAGCAAAAGGCCGCGATTGACAAAGCAACCAAAGAAGCTGGCGACTACAAGAAGCAGTTACGGGCCAAACAGACCGCCGAGGAAGCGGCAGCGGAAGAAGCGCAGGCACACCAGGAAGCCATGGAAAAGGAACTGGCCGAACTGCGGAAGGAACGCGCTGTGGCGAACGCAAGCAAGAAAGCGTTTACGCTCGTACAGGACGAAAGCGTAGCCAACGCGATTGCGGAAGCCGGGTACGGCGCGGAGGACTTCGACCTGCTGATGGACTTGGTCGGGAAGGCTTGGACAGCCCGCGAAAAGGCGCTGAAAATCGAGTACGGAAAGGTTCCTGCTCCCGGAATCGGTGCTTCTGACGGCGTGACCATCACGAAGGCCCAGCTTGACGGGATGGGTTACAAGGAACGCCTCGATTTTGCCACCAAACACCCTGATGAATACCAAAAACTGATGGGGAGGTAACTCCCTGAAAGAAAGGATGAAAGCAAATGGCTACCGTTCCTACTACTACCGGCACTTATCTTGCCAATCTGTTTAATCCTCAGGTTGTTGCTGACCTGATTGAAACTAAACTGACTGACAAGATGGTATTCGCCCCCCTGGCGAAGATTGATTATACCCTTCAGGGCCGAGCGGGTAACACCGTGACTCTGCCCTACTACTCTTACATCGGCGCTGCTACCCAGGTGAACGAAGGCGCGGACATTCCGATTACCCAGTTGACCCAAAGCACCACGCCTGTTGCCATTGTGAAGTATGGCAAGGCTGTTCAGTTGACCGATGAAGCTGTACTGTCCGGCTACGGCGATCCTCTGGACGAGGCTGCGAAGCAGATCGCCCTGTCCCTGGACGATGCCATGGACAATGCTCTGCTGGCCGCTCTGGCCGCGAACACTACCGCTGCGCAGAACTACACCGCCGCTGGTTCTTCCCTTGAACCCTCTGACATCCCCCTGGCTCTTGCCAAGTACGGTGAAGAAAACGAAGGCGAAAAGGCTCTTCTTGTCACCCCTGACTTCTATGCGAAGCTGGTTGGCTCTAACTGGGTTCCCGCTTCTGAAATCGCCGCTGAAATCCGCATTCGCGGTGCTGTCGGTATGGCCTATGGCTGTCAGGTGATTGTGAGCAACCGCCTTGTGACTGGCGGAAGCATGTACATCGTGAAGCCCAACACGCTGGCTGTGTTCATCAAGCGCGGTGTGATGGTCGAAGCCGACCGTGACATCCTGAACCAGAGTACTGTGCTGGCCGGTTCCATCCTGTGCGCTCCCTATCTGCTCAATCCCAAGGGCATGATTAAGTTGACCTGATAGAGGTGAATGCTCATGATGCTTCACAGGCATTTTGAGGGCGAAAGCCAGACCGCGAAGGAAAAAGTCGCGGCAAAAGAAGGGCGTCAGGACGCGGCTGAACAGACCAAAGAGAATGATGAAGAACCCGCAAAGCGCGGACGCAAGCGCAAGCCGGAAGAATGAGAGGTGACGAAGGATGGAAGCAACCGAGAAACTCTATGAACTAAGGAATGTCTTAGGCCCAGAAGAGGATGCCGAGGACTCCATCCTTCTCTCTTATTTGGAGCAAGCGAAAGCCGCTATCCTGTACCGCATGAACCAGTACATGACGGATGAGGAATATGAAGAAGCGGAAGTGCCGAAACGGTACGAACAGAAGCAGATTCAGATTGCGGCATTCCTTGTGAACAAGCGTGGCGCGGAGGGCGAGACTCAGCACATCGAAAACGGTATTCACCGGAATTACGAAGGCGCTGACATCCCCTCCACCATGCTTCGCGGGGTCACGCCGTTTGTCGGTATTCCAAGGTAGGTGACGGCTGATGCGGTTACTGAGAAGGAATACAACAACGTTTCAGTACCGGGCGCTAACTGGTGAGGAAGAAGTTCTGAAAGATGGGATGCACACCGGGAACATAAAACCGACATACGGCGAACCCGTCACGTATCGCGGGAACATTTCGGCACCGTCCGGTTTTGCAACAGACAACCTGTTCGGTGTCAACACACAGTACACACACGTTCTGCTGCTGGACAAGCCTGACGCGGACATCTCCGAGGACGGACTGATTGACTGGCGCGGCGCTGTGTACGAAGTCAAGGCGGTTCGGCCAAGCATCAACGTGCTGGCGGTCGCCCTGAAAAAGCGTACTGTCAACAATGCGGTTAGCGGAACGGGCGGTGGATGACAATGGCGAAAACTATTTCATTCACGCTGGATGCTGCGTCCATCGGAAATGCCATCAAGGAATTGAATGACTACACTAAGGACTTTGAACAAAAGTGCAAAGAGCTTAGAAAGCGTGTAGCGGAAAGAATTAAGTGGAGCGCACAGCAAGGATTCAGCACAGCAATGGCGGGAGATGTGTTCCTGCAAGTAGACGGGAAGAAAAGGTCACCTGCTTCTCCCATCTTTGGAAGCAATGTTCAAGTGAATGTAAGGCACGAAGATGACGTGTCTGTCATTTGGACGGAAGGCGAAAATGCCGTATTTATTGAGTACGGCGCTGGTGTGTACCATAACGGCGCTCCGGGCGATTCGCCCCATCCGTGGGGACTGGAACAAGGATTTGTGATAGGCGGCTACGGAAAGAATCACGGAGCGCAAAACGCATGGGGATATAGGGACGCTGATGGAAGCATTTATATCACCCATGGCACGCCTGCCGCAATGCCGATGTACAGGGGTGCGGAAGAAGCAATCCGTGCGGTTGGCGAAATCATACAGGAGGTGTTCGGCTGATGATTGACATTGAAGCGGACGTGTTCAACCGCGTCTATGAATCAGTCGCGCCGCTTGTGCCGCAAGGATGCTTCAAGAGCGTGTACGTTCCGAACCCGCCGAAGTTCCCGTTTGCAACGCTGATGGAGATGGATAACTTCACCGACAAGGCGAACCGCAGTTCCGCGCTGGACGAAAAATACGCTGTTGTCACCTACGAAGCCAACGTGTACGCCACGGACAAACTTGACTGCCGGAACGTGATGAACGCTCTGGACACGGAAATGCTAAGGCTTGGGTTCCACCGCCTGTCCATGCAGTATGTGCCAAACCTTGCGGACAGCACCATCTTCCGTTATACATCCCGCTATCAGGCCGTGACAGACACGAACAAGGTTATTTATCGGAAGAATTAACACTATGAAAGGATGACAAATCATGGCGAACGAGATTGCTATCAGCACCTATCAGACCTACCTGATGTATCGTACTACCACTTCCGGTACGTATGAAAAGGTCATCGACATTAAGGATTACCCCGACATGATCGGCAGCCCCAATATGCTGGATGCGACCACCCTGTCCAATGGCCAGGAAATCCAGATCGCCGGTATCAAGCGTGTCGGTGACGGCTTCCAGTTTACCGCCAACTACACCATCGAGAATTACACGAAGGTCAAGGGTTTGGAAGGACACCAGTACGACTACGCGCTGTGGCTTGGCGGTACTACCGCTGGTGTGCCTGATGGTCACAACGGCAAGTTCTCCTGGACTGGCGACGTGATGGCTGGCTTCCCCGGCAAGGGCGTGGACGAAGTGACCGACATGTCCATCACCGCGTCCCCCAGCACCGACGTTGTTTGGTCGGCTACCTAATGGTGGATAGCCTATGAACCGTAAAAAGCAAGATATGAAGGAAATGAAGGGAGTAAAACATCACATGGCAAAGCAGATTGTTCTGAAAGATACGGCTGGCAACAAGTACACTCTGGAATTTAACCGGGACACGGTTGACCGGATGCAGCGCAACGGCTTCGTGCTGGACACTGACCGTCTGTACATGTCCGCGAAAGACCTGATTACCGGCGCGTTCAGGAAGTACCATCGCGGCATGACGTGGGACAAGATTGAACCCGTCTGGATGGTGCAGAATAAGCGCGACGAACTGCTGAAAGTGCTTGCCGAAATGTTCATGGAACCCACCATCACCCTGATGGGCACGGATGAACAGAATGACAAGGACGAAAACCCTACATGGGAGGTAGTGGAGTAACAGACGATGAGCAGCCGCCGAAGGAACGGCTGACGGATTCGGAGTTATACCACAAACTCTTTCCTGAGTATCTTGCAATGGGCATGACCTACCGGCAGTTCTGGATTGATGACTGCCGGTTGGTTATCGCCTATCGGGAAGCGTACAGGCTTCGGCAAGAGGAACAG